TCTCGGTGCGAGATAATAAACAGATTGAGGTCGTTGGTAAAGTTTCTCAAGATATATGATAACTCATCAGTGCCCGTGCTGTCAAGTGAACTGTCAAAGATCTCGTCAAGGATAAGAAGGTTGGTGTCAACACTGTTCTTCAGTTTTGCAACTGACCTCCAGGTTAGCATAAGAGCGATGTCAATGCGAGACTTCTCACCCTCAGAGAATGATGAGTAACTAAAATCATCCCGATAACGAGACTTAATGGTTTCCTCAAAACTCTCGCTCAACGTGAAGTTCACAAAGAAATCCATCTGCTGCAGGTACTGATTGATGAGTTTGTTCATCACTGGCAGGTATCGTTTAATGATCCTGGTCTTGATACCAGTGTCCTTCAGCAGGTTAGCAGCAACATTAAAGTAATCTTTGTTCTCCTTGTGCAAGAACAATACTTGCTCATGCTTTACTTTTTGCTCTTGTAGTTCACTTAACTGCTCCTGTTCTTTACTAGAGTTGTTCTTACTATCAATGATAGACCCGATCTCATTCTCAAGATCTTTAATCTGACGATTGATATGATTAATGATTCCATTGTTCTTATCAATGGCAGAATAATTATCTCTGATATCATTAGAGATTTCTTTATACTCATTGATTTGCGTCTTTACATCACTAATTTGTTCGTCAAGAACACCCCATGCTTTTTCTGTTTCTGAGATAGACTTCTTATTTTTATTTACCTTACTTTGCTTGAAGTCGGAGTCTAATGTTTGCTTACATGTAGGACAAGTGTCATTGTTAGTATAAAATAAGAGTTCTTTATTTAAGTTAGAAAGTTTTGTCTTAAACTTTATCTTAAACTCTTTTAAACTATCATACTTTTTAGAGAGTTTATCACCGTCAAATAAATCACTCTTTCTAGTTTCAATATACTCTGTGATTTTGTGATTCTGTGATGTGATATCTTCACTTTGGGATAACAACTTGCTAATCTTATCGCGCTTATGCTTGATCAGATTGTCACTCTGCGTCTCAAGTTCTCTAATCAGATCTTCCTGCGACTCAATGCGATGCTTTACCAACTCAAGATCTTTGTCTTTGAAACGGATGTCATCATTGACCTGCTTCATTCGGTCCTTAAGATTGGAGTTCATCGTAGAGAACACCTGAATATCAAGGAGATCTTCAATAATGTCGCGACGTGATGCCAGTGGCAACTGCATAAATGGAACAAACGTAGAAGATCCCAGAACAACAATCTGCGTGAATGACTTATAGTTCAGTTTGAGGATTGTTTGCTCTAGGGTCTTCTGTTGATCTGCGACTGCAGCATCTTGATTCATCATCTCACCGTCAACATAAACCTCAAACTTATTAGGTTTCATGCTACGAATAATCTTATAAGATTTTTTCCCGACAGAAAACTCAACCTCAACACAGCAATCTTTGCCATTGATAGTATTGACAAGTTGAGGTTTGTTGATCTTACGAAAAGGTTTATTGAACAGAACGAAGGTAAGAGCATCTAAGATTGTACTCTTACCTGCACCGTTTTTGCCAATGATTACATTGTTACCATGCGAATTAAGTTTAATTTCTGTAAAATTATTGCCACTAGATAAAAAGTTTTTATAACGAATGGTTTCAAAAATAATCATGTGTAATCATGTGATGGTGGGATCATTAGTTCATCGGGTTCTACAATAGTGTAATTATACCCTGTGCTCTCGCACATATCAATCATTGCTTCTGCATCAACCTCAACTGTAGACATTGGTGGGAAGTCATCTGCCTCAAGGAGACCAGCAAATCTTTCAGCATCTTCAACCTCAGAGAATAATAAAAGAGTTCTGTTATTTTCAGCGTCCTGAATCGCATACGCTCCTTCATTCTCCTTTCCATTTAGGCATAGTATGAACATTATACCACCTCCAGTGCCTCGACGTAAAGGGACTTCATGATCTCCTTTAACTTATGACTATCTAGATTGGTATTAAGTTCGTCAACATACTTCTCCAAGATAGTAAGAGTGTCTTCATGTTCTAATTCCATATCAACATCCTCATCATTCTCTGCAGAGAAATCTTCAATGATTTTAAGATCTAGTACAACATCTTGTAAACCATTGACAATGTAATCAAACATAGTGTAGTCTGTTTTATTTTCTACAACTAGTTTGACAACCGTATCCTTGTAGTCATCAAAGTCTAGAGTGCAATACTCATTCTTAGTATCATCATAAAAGATCTTATGGAACATCTTATATGGATTCTTGATCCAGTCTAACTTCAGAGTCTCCGTGTCCCAGATATGAAATCCACGCTCATCGCCATAATCATTCCAATACATTTGATAAGGATTGCCAAGATACTGGAAGTTACCCTTCTTACTTTTGGTGTGATAGTGACCTGACATCACCAACTCAAACTTAGCAAACTCAGATGTCTGCCTACCATGATTAGCAACGTAGGTAGGATTAGTCTTGAATCCTTCCATCTCCAGGTGTCCAAGAACAACCTCAGAGTCTGTTCCCTTCAGGAGGTTTACTGTTTGTTCTTCATTCTGATCGCAGATCCAAGGAAGATAAACCATCTTACGACCGCCAACAGTAACCTCAGAAGGTCCAGTGTAGACACGGAGGTTATCATATTCCTGCAGCAAACACTCCAGAGAATTAATCTCCAGAGTGTTCTTATAAAATGAATCGTGATTACCGACCATCATATCAACTGTAACACCCATGTCCTGCAAAGGATTGAAGATATTCTTCCGTGCCCAGTCAAGACTCCAAAAGTCAATATTACGACGAATATCAAACACATCGCCCAGGTGGATGACGTGCTTAATTTTCTTCTTCTTTAATGTGGGGAAGAATACTTCGTTGTAGAACTTCAGGAAATAATCATGATAATCTTGATTGCCTTTTTTGAATCCATAATGTGTGTCAGTAATCAGGGCAATTTTCATTTTAATTCACACTCCTTTAAATAACGAATTGCATTTTCAAGACCAGATATATTATCACCAAGAAATCCAATACCTTGATTACATTGATGGCATAACCATCCCCTGAATTTTTCAGTACTGTGATCATGATCCCAAACTACTCTGGTTTCTTTTCCACATAACTGACAACTAGATGGAATTTTTTTACCTTCGGATAACCATTTCCTTCTACCTTTTTGAGCAATACCATTGTGATGTTTTCTGCAAGAGATACACACATTTCTGGTTCCTCTCTTATCAGTTTCAAAAGATGAAATAGATTTTTTCACATTACATCTTATACAAGTTTTCATTTTCTAGTTTTCTGCTCAATGTTTTGTTTGATACTGTTATAGTCGGCGGAGGAGAAGTTAAGTTCATTCTTGTCAGCGTAAAGGACTTCATCGTATCCAGAACGTTCAAGAATTTTGCTCTTAATTTCCAGTTGCTTCTTTTCCTTTTGGATTCTTCTCAGGAATGCATAGTAGATGATCTGAGTAAAGTATGCAAATGGGTTGCCACGATCAGGATCAAAGTTGTCAATGTACTGAACACAGTTTTCAATACCATCACTGATCATGTCCTCACGGAAAGGATAGTTGATGAAGTTAGGACGGTAGGATAGATGCTGTGCGATCTTCAAGAAGCACTCACCGATATAATTAGGTATTCTAGGACGAGGTGCTTCCTCTGTCAAGGCATCTTGCACACTTTTTTTGTACTCAGACAATGCTGCTAGAAACTCTTTATTGTCTACATAATGCTCTGGTTTCTTTTTGGATCTCATTTTGATTCATCTTCCTAGGATAATTGTACTTACATTATAACATACATTAAAAGCTTGACAAGAGTGGATTCTATCTGTAGAATAACTCTGTAAGGGTTCAAGAGAAATAATAGCTTTAATAATTATCGAAAAGTTCTTCAAAAAAGATTCTTGCTTGATCTACAGATGCTCTGTATCCTTTGTATTTTTTCTTGTTTGCTCTCCTACTCATTTCGGAGAGTTTTTCTTTAGCAGTTTGATTAATCTGAACAACTGCTTTTTTATAATGAGTTAGTCCTGGTTCTAATAGTTCGTTAACTGTTACTATTTTAGCATCAGTTATAAAGAAGATATTGTCTGTTGATGATTTAATCCATTTAGATAATCTTAATCCAGATACTTTAATATTGTCGCCTAATAGATCATGTAAATCACTCATGTCCTCTAATATTAATGGGTCCTGTATTAGTAACCCCTGTTCATGGACTTCAACTAAACCAACAATTTCTTCTCCAGTCATTAATTTTATTGTGCCGAAGAATTTATCGTTCATTTTTTGATATTTACTGGGATAATTTCATAATTAAATTGCTCTTCGTTGTAAACTTTGATTCGTTCTTTGAGGTGATTAAGCGTGTAGTTGATATAACTCCCTCTAGAAAAATCATCAGCAATGTCATATAGCACTGCCTGAGCTTTATTATCTCCCTTGCGAAGGACCCTACCGATAGATTGGAGATTCCTAATCCTTGACTTACTAGGTGAAGCAAAGATAATATTGTGGAGATTTTTAATATTAATACCTGTAGAGAAGGTTCCGTAGGAAGCAATGATAACGCAGTTATCATTTAACTCTGCTAATCTTCTAATTTCTTCTCGCTCTGATGCTGCTACGCCACCATGAACAAAGAATACCTTCTTGGTATCACCGATAGTATTATTTATCAGATCGAAAAGTGGTTCACCATGCTTCTCCACATAGTTGAATAGCACTAAAGTATTTCCTTTCAAATCACTTACCAGATTTTTGATGAATGTATTACGCTTGCTGTGAGTAACAATGTATTCCATTTCATCCTGATAGTTCGCAAACTTACACGACTCATGTCTGAGAGTAAGAATCTTAATCTTGAGTTGCGTAAGTTGATCACGCTTCATAAGGTCAGCAGTACTAGTAACCCTATCAGATAATCCGAACAGACCTTCAAGAACCAGACGATGAGTTTTCGTTCCGTCCAGTGTACCTGTGAATCCGATGCGATATTTTGCTTCATGGAGTTTCGTCATAATACTTGTCAAAGACTTTGCCTTAAACGTATGGCACTCGTCTCCGATCACCGCAGTGTAAGAATCAAAATACTTTTTGGGCAGTTTGTAGATTGACTGCCACGTCGTGATGACTACAGGAGCATCAGAAACTTTCGCTTCACCTTGATAGATCTGGTGGCAATAGTCTTCTGCGTTCCAACCATAGTCTTGGAAGTCTTTAAACAACTGTGTCACTAGCGAAATACTAGGAACAATGATCAGTGTTTTAAGTTGTGCAGCAGTGAAGTATCTGACCAGAGAATAGATCATGAAAGATTTGCCAGACCCTGTAGGTGACAAGATAATCTTTCTATAGTTCTTCAGTGCTTTATATACTGCGTTATACTGATAGTCTCTGGGTTTAATCTGAGTACCTTCTGTAAGGTAGTCCAGATATTCTTTTACAGTCGCTGGCAAAATGTAAGGATCTTTCTCTACAACCTTGCCATAGAACTCATTGTCTTCATAGGAATAAGTATAGTCTCGTTCCTCTGCCCACTCAATCAGATAGTGCAGCAGACCGATGTACAGTTCACCATTAGCAGGGGAGAACAATCTGATTTTGCCGTCCCAGAACTTCTTCTTGTACTGGGGCATAAACTTTGCATCAGGTACTTCAAAAGTAAAGTACTCTGATAGTTCATATTTGATATGTGGTTCGCAATCAATTAGCAGGTATACTTCGTTCTTCTTTCTAATGATAATGTCAGACATTACTTAATTCCTTCAATAAATGATTTCCATTCAATCGCATTCTTGATCTGGTATGAGCGATTGTTGATCATCCTGATTACACTTTCCAGGTATTCAATGATGATTTCATACATATCAATCTTCATCTGCAGTTCTTTAACCTGAGAGTCAGACTCAATATACATTGGCAGATCTGATTTAAGAACCTTGAGATCAAACGGTTCTTCTTTGTATTCTTCTACAGATCCTCGTCCCGCATAGTATTCAAACTTGCGTCTGTTGAGTTGTTTGAGGTCTAGTACTGCTAGTTTCCTTTTAAATTTGTAGTCTGAAAAAATTTTTAAATATTTTGAATGTAGTGTGGGAATGCTAAGTGCAGCGGTATCAAGTTCAACAGGATCAATCTTTGAATCCTGTTCCCACATCGCCTGAATTTCTTCAAATGTCATTAACTAATCACTTTTCCATCATACTTAATTCTATATATGGTATATTTAAAGGTGGCAGTTGCGGTAAGGTATTGAACCCCTGTTTCAGTAGCATCGAATGCAACTGGTGTTAATGCAGTGGGCCATGCATTCTCAAATTCAATCTGAATATTAGAATTAAAGTTACTGTTTAAAATTTCTAAAGAAATATCTCCTTCTACTGGATCGTCATCAGGATCAAATTTTTCTGCAAGACCAGTCTTTGCAATCCATTTGTGTAGTGAAACATAGTTCTCCATGTTCTCGTCAATCAAAAACTTAACGACAAGATCGTCATACTCAGTCTCTGTCCCTGCGATAGGAATATCTCTAAAAGGAGTAGCAACATTTATATCAGGAATTCTCACACCAGGAATGTTTGCTGCCTGACATAAGAATGCTACTTTAGGAAAATTTTCAATTGATAATTTAAAACCTTGTGGTGCCAGGTAGTTAAGATTATCAATCTTATTCTCTAACCAATTTGCCTGGGTCATTGTTAAAAATACTTTTTAAATATTTAGATAAAAAAAGACCCCTTTCGGGGTCATGTAGCTACATTAGAATTCTTCGGCATATGCGTTTA